CATTTCTAAGTAATGTATTGCTTTATCTATATCTTTTATGCCGCCCTTTTCTGAGTGTCTACAAATATATTTTATAGCATTTCCTTCTGCAAAAAGTATTTTATTTTTATTTATAAAATGTGCCGGTTGTATTTCCATATACATATAGTGTGATCCTTCTACTTGTTTTAAATATGGATCTTCTTGTTCTGGTGTGTCATCAGACATTAGATTTTTTAAATTTCTAAATGTTACTTTATCGTGAACGATTCCTTTTTCTTTTAGCTCTTTGTATAGTTTTTTTTTCATATCTTAAACTCCTTAGATTTATTGCTTGCTTTAATTAAATATAAATTTTTAGCACACCGGGTTACCCCAACATACCAAACTCTATACTCTTCATCTTGTTTCTCAGGAGATTTTTGTGCACCCTTCATAGTGTTAGTTGTTTGATTTAAAAATAAAACAACGTTAGTAGCTTCTCCTCCTTTAGCTCCATGTATGGTAGATAGTTTTATCCTTGGGGTTTCTGTTAAGTCTTCTCCGTTATTTAACATAGCGTCCATGTAATCAATTTGACTAGGTGCAACTTTAGTAAAAGCTTTTTGCCAAGTTAACGTGATGTCTACTTCACTCATCCTCTCTAACACTCTTTGTGACTGTACTTCTGGAACTTCTTCTTCGTTTCTCATTTTATTCCACACTTGAATATCTTCGTATAAAGATTTTCCAATACTATTTCCTTGAGCTGTTTGAAAAAAATGTCCTTGACGTTTTAAGATAGGCATTAAAGGTTTTAATAATGAATTAGTTCTTGTCAGTATCAACCAATCTCCTTGAGACAAATCTACATCAGTTAATTTAAATCTTTCAATTACTTCACCACGTTCTTCTTTTGGTAAATAATCTTTTTGAATTCTATTAACACCTACCCTTGTAATAATATCTAAAGCTTTAGTTTGTATATCTATAGGAACTCTTTGAGATTTAGTTAATCTAACTTCAATTCCTTGCCAATATTGAAAAGATTTTACATCCGCTCCAGCCCAACCAAAAATAGCTTGATCATCATCTCCTGCAATCCAAACTCTTGCATTAGTGCCTTGCGTTATTTTATCTAACATACTCCACTGCAGCTTAGATAAATCTTGGGCTTCATCTACAATGACTACTTGAAATTTTTTAATGCTTTCTAGTTTTAAAAATCTTTCAATCATGTCATTAAAATCTATTAGACCATAAGTTTTTTTAAAATTTTCAATTTCTTTTGCAATAGCATCTAATTTAAATCTTTCTACCCAAGTTAAATGTTCATTACGATCAAACTGTTCAATAGGAGTAATCTCTCTAACTCTAGCTAAATTAATTAAACTTAAATACTCACTGTCAGATGAAAATATTCCATTCCATTGGTTTGCTTCATGACTAGCATATTTAATTTGAATACCAGATGTCTCACCTATCTTTTTATAATGTTCTTCTTGCATTACATTTTCTTCTTTTAAACCTAGTTGATTAAAAGCAAATGAATGCAGCGTTTGAAAATAAGGTAAATCTTTTTTTGTAAGATGTGTATTTACTTTTAAAAACCTATCCCTAGCTTCGTTCGCAGCTTTTCTAGTAAAAGCAAAATAGCCTATATTTTCTAAAGCAATTCCTTCGTCCACATATTTTTGTACTGTTTGTAATAAATTTCTTGTTTTTCCCGTTCCTGGAGGACCTATAACTTTATATTTTTTCATTAGTAGTTACTCTCTTTTCTCTCCACGGGTTGATATTCTATCTTGTCTACGTGGAGTTGTAAACTACGACAGACTTTTTCTGTTTTGCCATCTATGTTTAAAGAAAAATTAAATTCTACTTTGCAATCTTTTTCTAATTGTCTTGCAATTCTTTCCTGTGGTATCTTCCAACTATTGCCAAGATGTTCAATAAACGAATTAAATTTAAAATGATGGTGTCCTTTATCTGTGTAGCATGCACCATTCCTAATTTGATTTCTTTGTTTAGCTTGTGGTCCATTAATACAATATTGATATAACTCATCTTTTAATCTGTCTCCTATTTGTGTTCCTTGAGGAGGACTAATAGTTTCACAGCCAGGTCCACGCCATTCATTTAATTTAGCTCTATAATCTTTTGGTTTTAGTGGTTCAAAATAAATCCCTGTCTGTTCCCATATTAAATTTAAAACTTCTTTTTGTGTAGTCATAAGTTTTGTATTAGGTATGACCACCTCAAGTTTATCGTCGTTTGGCATAATAACTTGAAATCTATATTCAGGTTCTTGGTATTTAATTATTTGAAAATTTGTAACATCTGGAAATGCTGAAACGCCATCTGAAGCTATTCCAAAAGGTTTGGAGTAACATAAACTACGCATACATTTATCTTTAATAGGTTCTTCATAACAAGTATGTCCTGCAGTATCTCCCTTCCATGCTTTTATTTTTAGATCTAAATGAGATTTATCCCACGGAGTTTCAAGATATTTTATATTTGCAGCCATAACTTGATCAGGCCATTTATCTTTGTATTTTTTCTTAGCAAAAACCATATAATTATACATGAATCTGTCTCTACCATCTTCTAATTTAGACTTAGAACACAAGGCTAGACACGGTGGACCATCTTCAAACTCTGGATCAGTTCCCATTAATATATTTGCATGGGTGCTTTCAACTAATGTATGTAAATCTTTTTTAGCGACCTGTGATTTAAGTGCTACTTCTATAAATTCTTTTAAAGATAATTTGTTGGCGTCTTTGTCTATTGCATATCGTGAAGACTCACCATTATTGTAGTAAGGTAAGTTAATAAAGTTTCCTGGTTTTATGTCTCCTTTTTCGTCTTCCTTTAATTCTTTCTGTTTAGGAAAAATTTCAGTGGTAGGTTTTAACCCTAGTGGGAGGAGAAAAGCTTTTAAAGCATCTATTAAATCTATTGCAGGTATAGCTTCTTTTAAAAATATATAACAATGCAGTCCGCCACTTTTTGATAGTATAGGTACTAGAGGTAATTTAAATTGCTGAAATAAAGATAAGTATTTATCTACCTTAAAACTTTTATAATCCGGTGGATCTATATCAATACATCCAAACTGTGCTGTTTTATTTAATCTACAGGGCTGTACTCCAACCGATATTTTACCTTGTAGGTGATCTTTGTAGTCATTGATTGTAAGAGGTCTTCCGGCCCACTCATAACCAGGTTTTATTTTATTTTTACCAACATCTAGTTCGGTCCTCGACATGTTTGCAATGCCAAAGTCTCCACCATAACCAGTAAACAGCTTTATAAATTCATTTTCCATAACGATCCCGGGTCGGGACAGCTTCACGCTAGCTCAACTGTCCCTATCCTCTTTCGAAGAATTTAGTAGTTAGATTCTACTTTGTTATTTTCAACTGAAGCTGCAGCTACATTACTTTTTTGTAGGGCAGAATTAAATTCTATTGCCATACTAAAAATTTCTGCGTTATCAACTGGTTTAACTAAATTAACCGTCATTCCATGCCAAGTGAAATTACCAGAATTTTCTACAGATTTAATTTCATAAATCCTAGAGAACGCTGGAGCTGGTATAGATTTTCCTGTCCCTTGTTGAATGATAAATTCATTATCCATCAATGAGTTCCAACCCCTACTAGTTTTTAACTGTGTAGTTTTTAAAGACATCAAAGCCTTTTCTGGTTTGTCACCTATGATAATAACAAAATGATTTGCCGTTTTGATAATTTCATTACCATTGGACAATACATCTTTAGTACCATTCTTAGTAGTTTGAGCCATAATTTCTGGCCCTCTATCAGGGTGTACTGGTCTACCTTCACTTTTATCAAAGGGTGCCCACTCTGGATATGTCATTTTGTAGAAACATGGTATTACATTAATACCCTTTTCTCCACTATACAGTTTTTTAGTAACCGTATTGTAAAACATTCCCGCTTCTGCACCTTCAACATATTTAGCATGTTTTTTTTTCGTTTCATAAGAACCACTTTGTAGTAGTTTTAAAAACGGTAAAGCTAAATCACTTTTGTCGATATTCTCTAAACCTTTTCCAGCATGTGCTTCGAAGTCTAGAGTCGCTAACGCACCTTCTTTTTTGACTGTTAAGTCGCTTGTTTCTTGAGTCATGTTATTTGCTCCTTGTTATTTTTGTTTTGTTTCCCTTAAACAGATTAAAATGTTCAGCGGGCAAGTCTAATCCTTTTTCAACTCGCTCTCTGTACAGTGCTTTGAGAGTCATAGGTTCAACTTTCATTTTTTGTGAAGGCTGATAACCATTCTTCTCAGCAAGGCTAGCGTAATCATTAGCCTTGTTATCTTCGCCACGACCAAAGGAAACAGTGATCTCATTTTTAATAAGGTCACCCAGGTCGCTATTTCGAAGCCATTTATATGCGCCTTCCTTTTTATCTACAGGAATTGTTGCGCCGTAAATTTCTTTTATTTCTATACCAGAACCATCTTGAAGTTTTAAAGTTTTTAATTTCATATCCTCCATAATTTCTGGTATTACTTGTTCTGATATCTTATCCGCTGCTTCTTTCTTTTTCTTTAGATTTTCTTCCATGATTTTTACCTCATCTTCTAAAGTTTGCAACCTGATAACGTATTCAGATAAACTTCTAACATTTTCTATTTCGTTTACTTGTTGGGGAGAGTGCTCCTCCATCATTTTTCTTAGGTCCTGTACATTACTCATCTATTTCTCCTTTCTCGTATAGATCAAATTCTAAAGGATAATACGTTTGTTCTTGTCTGTCCCATTTTAAACTTTTTGCTCTACCATTATTTACTTTAGCAATAACAGCACCAACCATAAAAATTATTTGTGGATCACCTGACAATAATAAATAATCATTATCATTAAAATCTTTTAATAATCTTTCTAGTTTATGTTTTATAGGTCCAGGACTCATAACAACTTGGCTATCTTCCCTTAGAAGAACTTTTAATTTACCATATTTCTGAGCACCAATAATATTAAATTTAGGGCGCCCAGCTTGGGTTCCCGGCACTTCTTGTAATACGTAAACTATAGGTTCTGGGTTATTTTCTTTCATGGTTGACTTTGTAGATTAATTTTAGTAGTCTGTCAATCAGAAAGAAGAATTATTATGAATTATAAATTTAAAACAAAACCCTATGCACATCAATTAACTGCATTGGAAAAATCGTGGAAGAAAAAAGTATTTGCGTACTTTATGGAAATGGGAACTGGTAAAACAAAAGTTGCCATTGATAATATTGCTATGCTGTATGATGCTGGAAAAATAAATGGTGTTTTAATTGTGGCACCTAAAGGTGTATATAAAAATTGGTACTCCCAAGAATTTCCTACACATTTACCTGATCATGTTGAACACAAATCTGTGTTATGGCAAGCAACTATTAATCAAAAACAACAAAAATTATTAGATACTTTATTTGAAACAGGTGAAGATTTACATATATTATGTATGAATGTTGAAGCATTCTCTACAAAAAAAGGTGTAGATTTTGCAGCTAAATTTTTAAGTTGTCATAATACTTTTATGGCTGTGGATGAATCTACCACTATAAAAAACCCAGGAGCCAAACGTACTAAAAACATCGTAGGCCTTGGTAAACATGCAAAATACAAACGCATACTTACTGGTTCACCGGTTACCAAATCTCCTCTAGATTTATATACTCAGTGTCAATTTTTAGATGATTTTTTATTGGACCACTCTTCTTATTATACATTTAGAACTAGGTACGCGATTATGCGTAAGGCACATTTTAATGGTAAGTCTGTAGAAATTGTAGTGGGTTATCAAAATCTTGGTGAGCTATCTGAAAAACTAAAACCATTTTCTTACAGAGTATTAAAAGATGATTGTTTAGATTTACCTGAAAAAACTTTTGTTAAAAGAATTATTACTTTGTCCGAAGAACAAGACAAAGTTTATCAACAAATGAAAAAAATGGCGCTAGCTTTAATGAATGGTAAAATGTTAAGCACAGCTAATGCATTGACTCAACTTATGAGACTGCATCAAATAACGTGTGGACATTTTAAAGCTGATGATGGTTCTATACAACAAATTAAAAGCAATAGACTTTCTGAATTAATGAATGTTCTTGAAGAACTAGAAGGTAAGGCTGTTATTTGGGGACACTGGCAACAAGATATACAAACTATTGTTGACGCCATTACTAAAAAATATGGTGCAGAATCTTTAGTTACTTACTATGGAAAAACCCCAATGGAAGAGAGACAAGGCAATATTGTTAAATTTCAAGATGACCCAGAGTGTAGGTTTCTTATTGGAACCCCTTCTACGGGTGGCTATGGGATAACTTTAACGGCTGCATCTACTATGATTTACTATTCTAACGGTTATGACTTAGAAAAACGTACACAGTCGGAAGCTCGTATTGATAGGATTGGTCAAAAATACCCAATGACTTATGTAGATATTATTGCAGAAAATACAGTTGATGAAAGAATAGTTAAAGCTCTTCGTAAAAAAATAAACATAGCGTCAGAAGTTATGGGTGAAGAGTTAAAAGCTTGGATTTAAAAATTCTAAAAAGAATGACGTTTAATGTAGAATACGTCAAAAAAATTCTACGCAACGAAAGGACGAATATGTCTAATATAACATACGGAACTCAAAAAACGGGTGTAACTAAAGATTACTCAATATTTAAATATTTCGATAGAAATAGAATAGTGAGTAAAACAAATGTAGAAAAGCTAAGACAAGATATGCTTATACATGGCCAAAAAGATGAAGTAATAGTTAATGAACGCTTCATGGTTATTGACGGCCAACATAGAATAGCAGCTTTAGAAAAAGATCTAAAAGTTGTTAAATTTAGGGTCAAACCAGGTGCAAATATGCAAGATGTAATTGCAGCTAATAATACTGGAATTAAATGGAATAACCTTGCTTGGGTAAGAAATTTTTCCCACCCCGAACATAAAAATAATAAAGTTTATATAACTTATAGTGAGTTTAAAGATAAACATAAATTATGTGACGGTGTATGCCAACTATTGTTATCAGAAGATTTTCATGACTACGGTAGAAAATCTTTTAAAGACGGTACCTTTAAAATTAAAAATGCAGGAAGAGCAGAAGAAAACGCTCAAGCTCTTGCAGAATTAGTTGCTGTTGATAAAATGTTTAACAGTGTGAGATGTGCTGTTGGGTTTTTAAAAATACAAACGCTTCCGTATTTTAGATTACCTATTTTAAAAGCACAGATAGAAAAATACTCTAATAAAATTACTCACAGAGTAACACACAGCGACTGGGTTGATGGATTAATTAAAGTATATAATTTTAATCTTAAAGCTCCCGCTAAAAGAATAAAAAATAGTATTATCTAAGTTTAAAAATAAAAAAGTGCGGGTATTAATTAAGTATGATGCAATACTTAAATAGCTTTCCACTTAAATGTGAGCCGTCATTGATCATAGATTGGAGGTTCACTATGAAATACTAATATAAAAAGCCCCTCTTAACGGGGGGCATAAGAAAATGTAGGACATACGCGATGGCGCGTCGTAATTTTTAATTTGAAACTTTGCCGTCTTTCCAAACCATTTCTGGTAAACCTTCGGTGTATTTTTTACCATCAAAGGTAAGAATTTGTTTTCTGTTAGACCCTTTAGCATCATAAGAAACATGTATCCATCCCGCCTGGTCGTCTTCGGGTTTATAGTACTCGAGGATGCACTGATCAAAGTCAACGTTATTAGTCAGCCAGTAAGCCACCTTAATATTAGAGACCCCATTGATTTCAAAGTCGGCCGCGCACCCCAGCGCGTGCTGTGATGTCTTTTTGCTCCCTATCGCCTCACACAGCGCCTCTGAGCGGTATCCCGAGCTGATGCTTAGTGGTTTGTCGAAGTGTGCTCTAGTGGGTTCTAAGACCTCGTAACAGAGGTTTCCTAGGTTTTTAATCTCTCCAGGTCCTGGAATGTTGTTAATTCCCTTCCTAGATGCTACCATC